TATATAACCTTTTGACATCGCACGCTCAAAACTTTCAAAATAAAAATCTAATCTCTCCTTGCATAAAATAGAAAAATCTTTCAAATCCATAAATAACCCCTTGTGTTTTTTTTGAAAATCCAAATAGTAACCCATGTAATTGTTTGCTAAATAACTTCGCAAAATAGTAGATCATATATGGACGTCCCGTGGTGTACAAGTACTGACGTGATACGGTTTGCTGTCATATATCCGGCGTCTTTTGGGGAAAATTTGCCCGCGCCATGATATCATCCGCACCCTGTTTCCTTATCACTTGGCCGGTATTTTCTACCTGGATCTACTTCAGGTTATTACAGGGTTGGTTTACCGTTTTCTGCATAGTTCATTCTTTTTTATAAATTTTCTCCAACGGGAGATCAAACTCCACGCAGCCATATGTTCAGATGTTGGTTTTCCCTTCTCGCCTGCCCGCCACACCTTCACCTCGCGCAACCGGCCATTGTCCGCAGCGAGCAGGCTGCCGCTGTGGCGAACGCGGGCGCCGCCTGCAACTGATCGCACAACTTCATCACTGACGAAAATCCGGCAATCGCGCAGCTGTGCGCCGATGCTGGCGATCATCTCTTCGGAGATACCGTGTTTTTGCGTTACTTCTTTTTGCTGCGCCTGGAGCAATGCGGCCTCGGCTTTTTTCTTCTGATACTCCGCAACCGCCGCCGCGTAGTTATCTGCTCGCCGTTCCGCCTCGATCCGCAGTTGCTCGCGCCAGCGCTGCTCGGCCTCTTCCGGTGTCAGGCTCATGTCTTTCGCGGCGGTAACTTTTGGCCCCCATGTCAGCGCGCTTTCATCATCAATCGACGTACGCAGGCCGCGCGCGGTACGCGTGAAGGCTTGATCTGAGCTTTCGCTACCGGTTTTTTTCAGCCTGGAGGTGATCTCCTGCCTTTGCTGGCGTGAATATCGCCTTAAGCCTTCGATATTCAGCGGAAGTTCTGTCACTGAACTGTCGTCTGGCGCAGTTTTATCAGTTGGCACCTTCGTTTCTGACGGTGGTTTTTCGTCCGATTCGGCGCGCCCCGTACAGTTATTGACAGAACTCCGAGGGGCCGCTGCGCGGCCTTCTAAGGTCAAAACCTCGACCGGCGCTGGCTTGCGCTTCGGCACGATTTTGTAATCGGTGGTGCGGGTAAAGATGACCGATTCACGGATGGTGAGAGGGCAATAGACGCCGGTTATTTTGGCGACCGTGTCACCATAATCGTTGCCCTCTTCGGTGTATTCGTAACTGATGCGCACGCGCAGGCAGTCGCGGGACACTAACGGGCCGCCCTGGGCGTGGTTGTACCCCGGCCAGTCCGACGCGTCAGCGGCTGCTCGCGCTTCCTCAATCTCAGGATGCAAGACCAGTTCGCGATTACCTAACCGGCGCAGCTCGCGCCATGTGGTCACTGGAGCGCCGCCGATCTGCTGAAACTGGCGGATATTCCAGCGCGACGCCCACGCGCGCACGCGCTTCGCCATCTCTTTGACGGGCTGGCCGGATTCGTCGTCTAACTCGCCATCCATGCCGTAACCGTCAATATTTTTAGAGATGTATTTCGCGATATAACCCGTCGCCGAACCAAATTTTTCATCAATCGGTGTAACGGTAAAGCGGTGCTCCTGCGCGCCCGGCTCGTAGCCGTCCTCTTTCAGTGCATGCTTGCGGAAAACAGCCGTTGCAAACTCCACCTCTTCCGGGCGGAGAAACAGCAACAGATGCCAGTGTGGCGTTCCGTCGTGATGAGGTTCAGCAACGCGAAAACCGAATGCGCGGATCCCCTCGCGCCCCCATTTTGCACGGACTCGCGCCCAGACTTTGCATAAGTATTTCTGCGTTTGTCGCGGGCTGGCATCACGATATTTGTCATTGCGCTTGCCCGATTTTACGTGCGTAGAGTGATAGCGAGACGGTGCGGTTAGTGTGTAGAACATGCCGACCAGGCCCATTTCCTTTGCCATATCCTCAAATCCGCGCATACGCGTCATCAGCTCGGCGCGGGCGTTTTTAGGGTTGGACGTGCTCCCCATAACCTTGTCAAGCAACGAGGTGCGCTCGCCGGTGTCCTGGTCTTCCAGTTCCATCGCCTGAAGGTATTCAAAGTTCGCTTTTTTCTGGGCTATCCATTCCTTGAAGCACGGATCAGAGCAGTACGGCGAGGCCACCTTGCTGACGTATCCTGCGGCGATCATGAGGTGCTCGCGCCAGCAGTCGTGTATCCGGCGGATTTTACCTAACCACCACTTTTCCGACTGAAGGCGCGCAACGGCACGCAGTGCCTCTTCGGCTTCCAGCTCTTCATCGCAATACCGCCCCCATGCAGGGATCGCGATATTGAGTGTCATCGCCTTGCTTGCGATGTAGCCGTAAGCGTAGAGCGTGGAAAATTCCACATCGGCGGTCTTCTCGTACTGGAAATCAAACTCGCGCATAAACTCGCTTTTCATCAGGTTTGCGAGCTTATACGCCAGTCGTTTCAGGCGCTTTTTGTCCGCCCAGGGCAGCAGATGGAAGTCATCGCGAAGGGGAAGCAGGATCGCCGGCAGCGCGCTTTGTGGCAGGTATTGGGCGTTTACCGCATCGACGCGGCGTAATACATGGCGCTCAAATGTGCCGAGCAGCCAGCGCACGGCCTCTTTTGGATCCCTGCGTTCGAGGGATTCCAGACGCAGAGAGAATCGCTTGCGGATAAACGCAGGAAGGGTTTGAAGACGGCGGCGCAGGTAGTGAGTACGGCCTTTGCGGTCGAACGCTTCCCGTGCAGCCCCTTCGCGCGGACGCATGGGGGCGCGATAAACTGTATCGACCAAATCCGCATAGGCGAGCGCCCTCCGCTCGCCTTTCGGGGTGAGATACTCAATTGCAGAATCTGCGGCGTCGCTGGGGTTAATGGCCTGCCGCTTTGCGTTCCAGCTCCATGCCAATGCAGCGGAATCAGGCATAATCCACCGCCGCCATATAGGACTTTATGAACGCTGTCGCCGCTTCAATGTTGATAGCGTTTCCGTAGGTGCGCAGTCTTCCCACTCGGGCGGGAATCCCATCAGCCAGCGGGAATGATTCGGGTCTAATTGGCCTCCACCATCCATCCCGGCCATAGAGCCAGTCAGCATCTCTCCAGAAGCCGTTAACCGGACCGGGCCGCATAACGCCGCTACATCCTGCAGCCGCTTCTGAATCTTTGTTCCATTGTCGCGATACGTCCGCATAGCTTCTTGCGGGCATGGTGAACGATCGTTGCTCGTGGTTGGCGTCGGCCAGCCCGCTAATTGCGCTGCCACGTCCAGCCTGTCCGTCGACAGCTTCCCGTTGCGGATCCGTCCGCCCTGATAGCCGCCCTTTCCGTCCGTTGCTGTTGGGGTTGGCCAACTCACCAGTAATGCCGCCGTCTGAAGGTTTACCCCCCCCTGTCGGTTGAAATTCCCCGCGCCCCTCCCATTGCTGGCGATCGGCGTCGGCCACCCAATAAGCTCTGTCTCGCTGGTGCGGCGCACCGACGCTCGCAGACGAAAACGCAGTCGCCCCGAAGGCATAGCCTAGGGCTTCCACGTCATTTTGTACAAGGTCGATCCAGTCGTTTGCGTCAGCGCTGCCAGATTGCTCGCCAAAGACCACGACAGGGCGGCGCTGGCCGACAAGCCAATGCGCGGAGGGCCATAAGTGCCGCTCGTCAGCAAACCCAAGTCCCTTGCCAGCCTGGCTGAAAGGCTGGCAGGGGCATGATGCTGTCCATGCGGGGCGACTGTCTGGCCATCCTGCGCGACGCAGGGCGAGCGACCATCCGCCGATCCCAGCGAAGAAATGGCACTGATTGAATCCGATAAGGTCATTGGGGGTTACATCCTCAATTGAACGGGTATCAACGACGCCCGGCGCAATATGGCCGGCGTCGATAAGGTTGCGCAGGTGCTGTGCTGCGTGAAGATCTATTTCGTTGTAATAAGCAACCACAGCGCCTCCCACACCACAGAGAAAACACGAAAGGCGAGATAGCCCATCGGGAGCCAGAACAACAGCGAGCAGAGGGCGATATAGATAACTGTGCTGCGCCAGAACTGGCGGTAATTAGTTTCTTCATTCATTTGCGGGTCTCTCAGAATGGCAATTCATCTTCATCGGCAAAGTCGCTATCCAGACTCACGACCGGTATCAGCACGTTGTCGCCGGGCTGGATGGCGCGGGCCTCTCGCTTTGTACTGACGGAGATATCGGTGCGGAGATACTGACCGTCGGCCATCACCTCCACTTCAACCATCCAAGACCCGTTAATCGGCCAGTACTCGATCACCCGAGTAACAACGGCATCAATCTGGCTCATCAGAATGTCTCCTGTGATTCATGCCCCTGGGCACTGTCTAGCCCGTAAAACACCTCGCATTCTGGGCAGCAACCGCCGCCAGCTCGGCCGCAGTAATCGCAGACACGAAGCACGCCAATAACCTCACCGGCCATGTCGCGACCTTTGGCACTTACCGAACGGCGGACGCTGAAAGCGTGAAGATTGAAAGCGGAATAGATTTCGCGGGTTTCTGGGGTATCGCTGTTTGAGATCACCGTACGGGTGCCGTGGAGGTGATTTACGTGCAGAAGATGCCTAACCAGGCTGCGGTGATCGTCCAGGGTAAAAGGCTTTCCGTAGGCAGTGAAGTTGGCGGTTTTGCTGACCGGGATATAGGGGGGGTCGCAGTAAATAACTGCGTCGTACGTCAGTTGCATAACGTCAGGGATGACGTGACTAAAATCGCCATCAATGAAAATGGCTTTTGTGTCGTTGGCCTTTTCAGCAAAGCGGCGCATCTCATCAGCCGGAAAGTAAGGTGCGGCATATTTCCCGAACGGGACGTTATGAGCGCCCTTCAGATTGACGCGATATACCCCGTTAAAGCTATGGCGATTCAGGTACAGGAACAAAGCGGCGTACAACAAAGCGGTATCGGCTTTGCCTGTATCGCTCCACTGCATGGAGTTAAATAGCGCCCGGCGCTTGTAATACTGCTCTTCGTTATTGCCATCCCGAAACATTCTGCGCGCGGTGTCGATCAGTCTCTCGGTGTCAGAGGTCAATACGCGAAAGAAGTTAATCAGCGCGCGATTGCTGTCGCAGAGGACGTAGCGGCGGTATTCCGTGTTCATGAAGACGGTGCCGCTGCCAACGAATGGCTCAATCAGGCAATCATCCTTCGGCAGGTGCTTCAGCAACTGCGGCATAACGCGGGTTTTACCGCCGGCCCATTTGATCGGGGGCTTAATCACGGTTCGCCTCCATCGCGGTGTATTTCTGGATAAGCGGGTCAATCACCATATTCATCAGGTTAACGAGGGTCTTCGCGGCCTCCGGGCTTTCCAGCACACCGATCGCTGTTGCGTTTGCGAGATTGATGGTTTTGGCCTCGTGCAGGGCGGCCAATGCACCCCGGGCGTATTCAGGTGATCGGTTCATTTGCGGTATTCCTAGTTGTAGGTTTCGTGGGTCATCAGCCGCCACTGCTGGCCGCCGTTCTTACTGAGCAAGCGCCAGCGGCGACCAATGCGGATCACGAGATAGGCATGCGGCATGACGCGGGAGAAATTACGCTGACCGCGGGCGAAGCACTTCAGGGCGGCTAGCGCCCTGTTGCAGACCGGCAGCGGTGCGCTGCAAATGACGGAGAGACGCGGATGCATGGCGGCCCTCACAGCGATTCAAAGTGTGGGGAGGTCAGGCGCTGCCAGATCTCGCAGGCCTGCTCTGCGCGATAAACGGCATCGGTTAGCACGTAGCTTTTGGAGCGGCGCGGATGCGGGGCGTAGCCGGTGACACCTGCAATGTGGATCAGCGTTGAGAGATTGCGAACTTCAAATGGTGGTAAGAATGGCTCCAAGTCATACCGAGAAACGGCATGCGCCAGCGCCGCAACGCTAAGCGAGTCACCGGCAGACCAGCAAAAGAGCTTTTCGTGCTTTGACGCTGTTGACGCAATAAAGCGGCAGGCACCCGTGACAGCATCGATCGCGCTGCACGTTGCATTGATGACCTCGGCCCGCTGGGCTGAATCCCCCTTCATGAGCTGCAAGATCGCCTCTGGATAAATACCGCCGACCGTTGTGATATCAACAGCGCGGTAGTATCCGGGGCCGATCTTCCCGGTTGACGGTTCAAAGAAGGCACACTCGATGGCAAAAATTGGGGAGTCAGGAGATTTCCCCAGCACGCGAATATCTAACATGACGTTATTCATTGCTTGTTATCCTCAGTGATGGTTAATTCGCGGGCGTCGGCCCACTGTTCGATTGATGAATAAATCTCTTCCGGGGTGGCGCTTTCCCTTTTCAGCTGGCCGACAAAAATACGCAGCAGGCCCAACAGGTGAGCGCGCTCGCATTTCCGTGCGTTGGCGCTTATTTCCACAAACTCTGGATCACTTATTCCGCCATCCAGTTTTATTGACGTGATCGACATGCGACCTCCTGAAAAAGGCAAAACGAATCTCCGGCAAAATGAATGCCGTTATTTTTAACGCTGGTTAATTAATGGTTAGGGCGCGGTTTTCTTTTAACCTGCTTAAATATCCTTTCGTGCCAGTAATACAGGAAATCAATAAACGTCATGCGCGCACGTTCGTGATTACCGCGAATTTCTTTTTCCAGACCGTAAATAATTAAATCAATTGACGGGCTGTTTGCTGGTACGCCAATGACGCAACCATTTTTCAGGTGAACAGTAAAACCCTGCTCTGCGTTCTCTACTGCCTCGCGGATCAGCATTTCCTGTGCCCATGAAGTTTTCTCTTCAGTGAACATGCTCATGCAGCAATCCCCGCAAACACTGGAGGCGGTATCTCTCCATTCATGATGGCGTTGACGAATGGACGAAGCTCGCTAAGCGTGTCATCGTCATTCAGGCAGAACGCGGCACCATAAATATGCTGGATCCCGCTAGCCAAAACGCCATAATGTGAATCGCGGCCCTGTGGGTTGTTTTCCAGATTGAAATAATAATCTTCCAGCATTTTATTAATCTGTTCAGCATAAAGGCGTTTCACTTTTCTTTCTCCTTAATGACTAATAAAGCGGCTTTTATTAATGACCCTGTCTATCGTTTTGCACGCTTCGGCTAACGCAAAATCAATCCCGAAATAATGGCCGCCATGCGTAATTTGATACCGCTGGCGGTTATAAGGCTTTTTGCGAGGGAGCTTCAGAATAGTAAAACCACGATAAAGGCTGGTTTTACTATTCAACTGCGATACCGCCCCGCCGTTCCCACTTTTCATAGACCTGCTCCCTGAAGCGGTTCGCATTAAAGCCCCATCCACAGCAACCAGGCATCACGCTGCTCTACCGGGCGGTTGTAGTACGCCTCGCGCACTGCCCGATTAAACTCGGGTATATAAACCCAGCGCTCACCTGCACGGGCGTTGGGTTTGTTAGGGTCGCGCAGCTCAATGACCGGCAGCTTTCGTGCCTTGATCATTTCCTCTACTGCGGTCTTCGGTTTGCCGATTAGCTCGGCGAACTTCTCTACATGAACGGCATCAAGCGGGTACTTGATTGCGTAGTCTTGAGCTTCCATGAAACCTCCGGTTAGTCGCCGGGTAACCCCCTGCCCGGCTCAGGGTTTTGTGGTATTTTCATTACGCCCTCAAGTTCTTGGCGGAACGGGCATAACGATCACCACCACAAGGAAAAACAATGTCAAACAACCAAAAAACCGATGCTCAGGGAGCGTTCAACAGACTGATCCAGACCCTCACTGATGCCAATGAGATGACCCGGAATAAGGCCAGTGCCGTTGCGATTCTTGCCTCTGCCATGTTTAACGTCTTAACCCCTGAGCAGCAGGAAAAGGTACTTTCGAGCCTTGAAAGCGCGTTCAAACAAGGCCCCTCTGCTATTGCTGGTGTGAATGCAGAGATTGAAGCAGAGCTGTCATACTTTCTTCATGCCTACGCGATGAGGCGTAAATTGTCTTAATCGCCTGATCAACCTGTTCAGAAAAATCAGCAGAAAGCAGGAAATAACCCCTCTCTGCTGATTTACAACATCTCTTGGAGCAAGTCCGGCGCGGTCTAATGCGTTTATCTACCTTCATCCTCGACCTCTTCGCCATTCATCCCCTGCGGGTTACATGTTAATCTCGTAAGATCCAGCCCTTTCTAAACCGTTTGAAAACGTTCTAGCGGCTGGTTTTTACGCTTCAAAAGGTTACCAATTGATAACCTTTGAGAGGAAATATAAGTCACCAATAGGTTACTGTCAAATGCAGACATTCGAAAAATTAAAGGCCATCAGGAAAGCCGAAGGTTTAACGCAGGCTAAGTTCAGTGAAACCAGTGGGATAGCTCTGGGGACGATTAAAAATTACGAAAGCGGACACAAAGAACCAGGTCTTAGCATCGTGATGCGGATCACTAACACCCCTCAGTTCCAAAAATACACCCTATGGTTGATGACCGATAAGACTGCGCCCCAGGCTGGTCAGATCGCACCGGCCCTCGCACACATTGGGCCAGAACCAACGGAATCAGACCAATCCGAGAAACAGATTGGTTAACAGTTTATAAATCTTACATTTTCACTATTTGTTACCAAGATAGTGAAATCTGCGCCGGAGGGCTTTCTTATGTCGATTAAGAAGCTCGATGATGGTCGCTATATGGTGGACATTAGACCTCGCGGGGCAGCAGGACGCCGCATCCGCAAGACGTTTGACAGAAAGGCTGAAGCGGTCGTGTTTGAGCAATACACGATAGCGAACGCAAGCCAAAAAGAATGGGCAGGAAGGCGCGCCGACCGGCGGCCTTTAAGTGAACTGCTCAATGCCTGGTGGCGGTACCACGGGCAAAATCATGAAAACGGCAAAAAGGAGTTCAATCACCTGCTGAAGACGATTAATGGCCTGGGCGATCCCGCTGTTAGTCGGCTGAGTAAAAGGGATTTGATGGACTACCGATCCGGCCGTTTGAGTGCCGGGATCAAGGCATCAACGATTAACCGTGAGATGTACCGGCTATCCGGCATGTTTACGAAGTTGATACAGATCGAGGAATTTGGCGGGCAGCATCCCGTTAACGGGCTTCCACCACTGGCGGAAGAAAACCCGGAGATGACATTTCTGGAGCGGGAAGAGATCAGCAATTTGCTGAACGTTCTGGAGGGGGATTCTCTTTTAGTTGCCCTGTTATGCCTGAGCACCGGCGGAAGATGGTCAGAGGTCGCCACGCTGAAGCGGTCAAATATCGTTAACTGCCGCGTCACGTTCCTGAAGACCAAGAACGGGAAAAAGCGCACGGTGCCGATCTCTGAAGAGCTGGAAAGTAAGGTGAAAAAAGAGGCCAGCGGAAAGCTGTTCAAAGTGGACTATGAAAGGTTCTGCAAAATACTGCGGGAGGTGAAACCGGATATCCCGGAGAACCAGGCAACGCATATCTTGCGCCATACCTTTGCGAGTCATTTCATGATGAATGGCGGGAATATTATCGCCCTGCAACAGATCCTGGGGCATGCAAATATTCAACAAACGATGGTCTACGCTCACCTGTCGCCTGACTACCTGCAAAACGCGGTTACGCTGAACCCGTTGCAGGGAGGAATTGCGGCATAAAGTGCGCCCCGAAGTGTCCACATACTGTCCACGCTTCGGGAAATTTGAAAGTGTTCCAAACCTTCACGACTCTTTTTAAGTCGTTGTTTTAGCTTGAATACAGAGGTAAGTGATTGATAAAAAAAACCCCCACATCATGTGGGGGAAGACAGGGATGGTGTCTATGGCAAGGAAAACAGGGTTGTTACTGGGGTTGCAGGG